CCTCTAAATCCTCGTCCGAAAACTCAACCGTCTGAGATGGGCTCCTTGGATGCCTTAAAAATAAAAACTCTACAGTAGGCTTGTAATCTGGCCACTCTCTCTTAGCTGCCAATGAATAAGCCATCCCCTGCATGCTTGAGGAAAGTTCTTTTTGGGAAAATTTATTTTTACTGCTTTTATAGTCTATGATCTTTACTGTTTTAGTCTTATCGTAGACGGCTGGTTTGTCTATGAAGCCTCTTATTTTATATTTTGGGGAAGAGTTCTCTATCAAAAACTCATATTCTGGCTTGTCTATTCTCCCTCCTTTGCACATGTAGTCGTGGGAAAGGCCAAGGACTATCATCTTATCCATGAGGTCGTAATTGACTTGACTGTCCATGGGAAGATCGTGCTTGATCCTGTCGCGTTTCAGCTTCGTCAAAACAAGCCTAGCTACCGAAGGGGAACAAGCAATGCTGCCTCCTAAAACTATCGCATCGTAATGTAATCTATGCTTATCGGCAAGTAGGATCTCAAAAATCAAATGACAAATAGTGCCTCGTAAAGCGCCTTCGTTTTGTCTTTGGGGGATCTTTAGGTGGTAGTTGCACCAGTAAGACCAAGTACACGTTTCTAGAGTTTTAATTCTGGAAGCGGATAATATTCTCTCTCTTTCTTCCTTCATTTCCAATCTGGCCCGTTCATCCAGCAAACTAAAGAGTATCTTTTACCTTTTGTTATTGGATAGACCTTGTGCTGTAATATTGAGGGGAACAATATGGCGTTGCCTTGACCTTTCGGGCAAGTTATATCTTCTCCTCCACAGTTAAGAGCAAAATCTCCGCCTTCAAACGTTGTGGGGTCGGAAAGGAGGACGGCGATGGTCATCTTTCTGCCCATTTTTTCCCCACCGATATCCATATGGTAATCGTAATGAGAGCCTTCCCCCTCATACTCTGTAAACTGCATGGACTCAAGAAAACCATCAAGATCCAAGTTCCAAACCTCGTTAGCCTCAAGGCAAAGTCGTTTCAGGGCGTCGAATATCCATAGACTATCGGTAGCAGGGGGAATCCATCTAATAGTACTTTTTCTGAGTAAAGGGTCTTTAGAGAAAGTTGTGCCCTCCTCCTGAGGAAACTTCTTGCACAAAGAAATAATATCAGAGCACTGATCAGCAGTGAACTCAGAGTTGAACCAATAGTAATCAAGCAGATTGCCTGTCTTCCTCTTTGCGAAGGATTGTAAGGCTATATGTTCCTCGTTGCTCAGCGGTTCCCCCGCGGGAAGGTCAACGTCGATTATGGGTTGTTCTTTCATAGGTTCTTAAAAAACAGCTCTATTTCAGAATGAGGCATCTCACCAAAATCATTATATTTTTCTAAAGTGCAGACCTTGACTTGGCTTGGGTCAAAGTATTTTAGGAGCTTCTTCTTTAGTTTTTGTGAAGCAGCGTTTCCAGCGCCCGAAGAGTTGGCGTCATTGTTAAAACAAATATATATTTTTGTAGGGTCAACCTTGAGCAAAGTGTTCAAGCATGGAACGCTAAGATCCAGCCCAAAAGAAACTAATGAATTCTTAATTCCGCAGTCCCACAAAGCTAGCATATCGCCGATGCTTTCGATAACAACTACAGTTTTACTCTCAACAATCGATTCGTAGTTCAGTTGAAGAGGGTACCTCCAACTGGACTTATCGCCTATGTGTTTCCATTTTGGCCTAGACTTGTTTTCTTCATTATTAAGTAAGTCCCTGCCTGAAAAGCCAACTATTTGGCCTTTATAATTTTTTATTGGAAAAACATATCTGTCTTTCATCTTTCCAGCCGCAACCACACCTCCGCCAAACTGTTTAACGGTCTCTTCTGAGACGCCCCTGTTAGTCCAATAGGTGTGATCTTTTATTAACGCTGACAAGTGGTCTTCTGAAAAAATCCTTTGCTCTCTTATTTTAGACTTGGTAGCGGACTGAGCCTTGCTTAAGTCGATCTTTCCGCTAAGCCAGCTTCTTGCTTCGCTTACGTCTTTTAGATTAAGCGTTATTTTGACTAAGTCTTCGAGTGGGCCAGAAATAGACTCCTTAAAATCAGTAAAAAAACCCGTATCCTTCTTTACCCTTAAGACGGTCTCGTTGTCGCCATCTCTGTAAATGGCGCTCATCCTGAACTCCTTGCCCAAGTCTTTAATATTGGTGTACCCAATATGCTCAAGTATTTCTCTTATGTCTTGGCTCATAGTAGTTCTCCGTCTGCTTCGCTAGAATCGTCTAGGTCGTGTATCTCCCTCGCGGCCTCGACGACACTCCTTAAGGAACCTTGCTCTTTTATATCGAAGTTATCAACTTCAAAATTCAAATAGTTGTTAGCATATTTTTCTGAGCCATCTTCAGTTGTCCTTTTAATTAAGTCGTGGTGTCCTGCTGCATCCTTGCCTTGAAATCGCGTCTTCAAAGGTATGAGTTTATGCGTTCCGAATTGTTCTCCGTCTAACGCTATCTCGTCAATTGTCTTTCTTCTGAATATTGCCACAAAGCTAGCAAACCATTGCAATCTGTCTGAAAGCGAAATGGCCGAAGCGTCATCGACCAAATCAGACGCCTTTCTGTTGAAGGTTTCTCCGGCCCTGTTCATTTGCATAGCTGTGACTATTGGACAGTTTATTTCCTCAGATATCTTTTTCAGCCTATCTATCTTGTTCCCGATGGCTTGGTGCTCCGCCCAATTGTACCCAACCTTTTCTCCTGTAAGCTTCACGTAGTCGTAAGCAATTAAACATCTCTCACCTCTTCCTACCTTAGAGTAGTACCACCTTCTTATGATTGAGCAAACTTCATCAATGGTTTTGTTCCCAACGTGATAATGAAAATAGTTATAGTTATTTATTTTCTTAAAGGCCGCTCTTGTCTTGTCGACCATTTCTTGATTGTTTCTCCACTTGCCCGTCTCAAGATGCCACACAGGAACACCGGATAAAGATGCCGTCATTCTAAACTGCATTTCTCTGGTGCTCATCTCGGTATCAAGAACTAAAACTTTTATTCCGTTAAGAAGTGAGGTCTTGAAGGCCATGTCGTTTATCCAAGTGGTTTTGCCTTGAGCTGGCCTAGAAACAATCGCGTATATGTTAGCGGGCTTTAGTCCGCCAAATAACCTATTGAACTCTGGATAAGGAGTTTTTAGACCAGACTCTTCTTCGGGGTTGTTGCCGGTTTCCTCAACCAGCTCCTCGACACCATCAAATAAATTAACTGGCTCATCAGAAAAAGAATAGCTATCGATTTTTTCAGAGTGTATCCTGTCAACAGAACTAACTATGGTGTCGACGCTATCTGCACCAGAGGACTTAACATAGTCTTTAATTTTGTCAGCGTTTTCGACTAAGTCTCTTCTTATTCTCAGCTTCAACAACTCCTGACATGAGTCGATCAGTCCTTTGTTGGATATTTGGGTAAAACAAAGGTTTTCTATGTAGTCATAGATATTAATGTCATCTTTAAAAGAAATACCTAAGTTTTTTATTTTTTCTGAAACTACTACCTTATCTACGTTATTGCCGGACAGTATCAGGTTCTTAACGACAGAAAAGATAGTGCCATGAGTCGGCTGAAAAAAATCATCTTCATTAACGAATCTATCGATTTCGTATAGAGACTTGGGGTTTCTAATTAGCCCGCCAAGCACGTGCCTTTCTATTTGAAGAGAATACAACTCCATCGAACAATGGATTCTAAACTACGCTTTCGAGCTAGTCAAGTTAAATCAACCCTTCTTCCTCGTCCTCTGGGTCAAATTCTTCTTCTTCAAACTCTTCTTCTTCAAACTCTTCTTGGCTTTGATCCTCCAGTATTGCGGCCATGTTAGAGAAAGTAGCTTTATTATTAAGCTCGTCAATGACTTCCGTCCAGTTCTTGGCATAATATTGCAAGGCTAAAGCAGCAGTTGAATCATCGAAACAGCTATGAACGATAGGGTCGCCAGCCTCATTCAAGGTAAAAAGAATAAATCCACCTTTAGAGCACTCGTTAATCTGGGCCAATATAGCCTTTGGAAACTTAAACCCTGACATAAATGTAATTACACTATCACAAGACTAAATCGAACTTATCATAAAAAAACTTTTTAGACAAAATATCAACCTCGTCTTCTAAGACCTCAACTAATTTGATGTTATTCATTTCCAACCATTGATGTTTTTGGTTGTCTCTTTTTATTGAAGCTAAATACTTCATTCTAGAGTTAGCATGGAAAAACTTGTTAAAAGAGTAATGCTGCTTGCCTTGAACTTCTATAGCAACTTTTTTTGTGAAGTTTATCATGTCAACTTTTAGTCTAGTTCCAAAAACAGGAAACTCTTCGAAGCAGATATGGTTTCTCCAGTAAGGAGCTAAAAATTGCTTAACTTTAAACTGTACTTTAGATCTGCACTTTTTGTTCCAATTGATTCTATACTTAACTACATCCTTACCGACGAGTCTGCCATTTACATTGTACAGCTTCAAAGGAAATTAGTTTCCGCTGCTACCAAAGCCCCCATCACCTCGTTCAGAAGAAAATAGATCCTTCTCGCTATCAACTTCCTCCCATACAACATCGTGGCACTTCTCTATAATCAACTGAGCCACCCTATCACCCTCGCCGTACTCAAAGTCCATGTAGCCGAGATTATGTAAAACAACACCAACTTCTCCTCGGTAGCCAGAGTCTACGACCCCTGCTAAAACATCTATCCCATGTTTTACAGCTAGACCAGAACGAGGAGCAATTCTGCCGTAGTATCCCTCGGGAATAGCTATAGATATCCCTGTATTAATTATTCCTCTAGTTCTTCCTTCTATCCTTCCGTAGACAGCGGAATACAGGTCGTACCCTGCGTCTGTATCGTTTGACCTAGTGGGTATTCTAGCCTGTGATATTAGTCTGTTTATTTTTATGTTCATATTATTTCGAAAAAGCCTCTAAAATATAATTATATAAATACTTTGAAAGTTTTTTATTTGACGTTAGATACTTTCTAAACTTCTCAATCCCTTGGTGCTGTTTTTCATACTCGATCTTATTTTTGTCGAAGTCCGCGCACATTTCATCGGAGAAAGCGATCCAAGGGCCTTTGGTTGATATGCAGTGAAAAGCCGTCATTACATCTATAACCTCTTGCTCTGTCCAGACGCTTTCGCCGTTCTTCCTGAAGTACTTGATTGGGTATCTGACTAAAGACCCAGTCTTTTCGTTTGGGGTTTTTCTTAAAATGACTCTGCAAAAGTGGCCAACTATACCCTCCTTGCCTTGGTCATCTTTTTCTTTGATGAAGTCGGCGCTATATCTAGGCTGAAACTCTAAAATCCAATCACTATAATGGAGAAGCGCGTTTCCTCCTGAAGCGTTTGTGAGTCTGGGGTCTCCCTTATCATAAGGATTTATTGAAACCTTACTTCTAACTTGACTAATCAGAAATAAAATGTGACCGCCCACACTAAGGCTAAGCGCAATCTTTCTTAAAAAATCAGAACTAAGAGTAGACCCTCCGGCAACTTTATTGGATTCCTCGAAAGGCCTATCCAAATCAGAGTGTCTAACTAAAGCATCCATCGAGTCTATGATGAACAGATATTTGCATCCCGTTGGGTTGTCCTGCACTAAATGCCTAAGGAAATTTAAAACGTGTTCGTAAATGTTCGTCTTTCTAACGCACCATTTGCCTTCAGAGGTGTCCACTCCTGCCCTCTCGATCATTTCTTTAGAGAGCCTGCCCTCCGCCTTAACGTAGACAACCATGCTGTTGTCCATTTTTTGGAAGTTCCTAGCAAAAGATAACGCACACGAGGTCTTTCCGCCTTCTGCCACGCCAGAAGCTCTTATGACAGAGGGCCTAAGCCCTCCGGACATTTCCATGTCTAACAGAAGACTGCCGCTAGAGACAACATAATCAATTTCTTCGGCGAAGTCATTGTGGTAT